CAGGTGGAACAGGTTTTGTCAGTCATTGGTATTAAGCTCCTTATAATGTGGACAGTTATATCTGATAAGTTGTCCCAGCTTTGGTTTCCACTCGCAATTCTTGTTATAGCAAGTGTTGCAGTTACCAGACTGGGCAATATTTCTGTATGCCCTCAAAGTGTCCAGTATGTAGGATACGTCTGCAATGGTTTCGTCTAATCGGCTCATATCGGTTTCATCCTTTCTTTGCACCCCGGGCAGATTATCGGAATTTTGTTTGACCTGCATGTTATTGGTTCACCGCAATTAGAACAGACAAGATGCGCCCATCCTTTGGCGTAACTTATTTCTATCCATCGTGGGCGATGCTCAAGACAAAGAGCGTCTAACACGGGGCTATTCATTGACGTCACCCCCATATCCACAAAAGAATTTTGGCCCGCCCGGAAGTCCATACGGGCATGTCCATACATCTTTTTCAAGATGTTTGTGTTTGCAGTTCTCGCAGTGGGTTATTTTCTGTTCAGCCTGTACGGATGGCAGAGATTTAAGCTTACCTATTACCATGAATATGTAATTGTAAACAGCTTTTGCGCTCGTTTCTCCTGTTATTGTTAACCCCTCTACATTAAGTGCATTAATCGCCGCCTGTCTGGAAATCATATCGTCAACAGGTTCATACGGTGTAAGCTTCTCCAACAGCGATTCCCACACATACAAGTCAGTGCCGACTATGTTGTATTCGTCAAGTCCAATCCTTTTTTCGCCAATTTCAAGTAAGAATTTACTGCCGGGCTTGAATTTTGTCTGCGAAACGCTTGTCGGTACGGGTGGAGCCTCTTCAATGATCTTTCTAGCACCATCCGGTGGCCCTTCATGCTGTCGTTCATACTCGGCCAGAAGGTAAGAGCTAGACACTAAATCCTCTAATGTTCCCGACATTAATAACGGGAAGTTCTGTTTGTCCTGTACTGGCGGCACTTTCCTAAGCGCATTCATAGCATCGGTAACGCTAATTAGATTATCGCTCCATACGACTTGGCCTTCTCCATGCGCTTCTTTTGCTACGGTGTACCTTCTAGCGGCAAATTGTAATTCCGTTTGCGCTTCTGCCCTGTCTATCAGATCCCCTGAACTGTTTGGAATTTCCGAACCATTGCCGAACGCATCAAGTACGGTTTTAAGTGCCTCTGTGACATTGTTACTGTCAGTATAAAACTCACATCCATTGCATGAGTTTACAGGTACAGAATCAGGGCAATGCGTTGCTATTCTGCATTTGTATTCTTTCCGCAACACTTCCAATGCTACTCCAAACATCATTCGTCCCACCTTATCCACTTTCCGCAATTAGGACAGATATCCTCTTCGTTCAGCTCGTGCCCGCAATCAGGGCAAACTCTTTTGTATGCAACAATTCCATCGTCACGCACAAAAGCAGGTTTAATCTCTGCCGGTTCCGGTATCTGCTTCTGAAGAGCATCAATCGCCATGTTGATAGCCGTTTCCCATTCTGTCTTACCGGATGGATAATCAGGGTTACAGTGTCGTTTTATATAATCTATGGCTTCCTGTGTGGTCATTCGCTCACCTCTTCCGCTTCAAGGATTTTCAATATCTTTTCGGCCTGTTCAAAGGTTAAGTCTCTTTTGTTTCTAAATACGTCTCTGCATTTTTTGATTGTTTTTATTTGCAAGAGCTGTTCTTCGATCTTTGGTGTTAATACTTTGATATACGAACGGTGGAAGCCTGGGCTTGAGCCCTTTTCCCATCCATTTGAAGAAAATGTTTCCTTGAACGTTCCATAATCAACCACAATATCTTTGCGCTTTTCAGTTATTTTTATGACCGTTCCCGTGGACACATATCCCATGTTTACATGGCACAAAACAACTTTATCGCCGACTTCGACGTTCAAATCATTCATTTTTCCGCTCCTTCTGCTTCGATAACCGTCTTTGCATAAACAGCGTGTTCATTGCAATGCCTCGCCCCTGCGTTAAAACCTACTGCCCACGCTCTATCACGCCTATATTTTCCGTCTGTTGGATATTCCAGATGTTTGTTATCTTCTATGAGCTTCTGTCTATCAATCAGATCCCCATGTGGCTCTTTGATCTTAACAAGTTCCATAGAGTACCCCATCATACCGGCATACTTGATATACGCCTTTCCGTTGTCATCATGCTTGACTATCAGGACAGCTTCATCTTCTGGGATTTTGTCCATTCCTCGGATCAATACAGACATTTAATCACCTCTTTAAGTTGCGCTAAGTTGCCGGTAAGTTGCAACAACTTGCAATAAACTTGCTACTAACTTGTTACTTTTCTCCAGCCATAGCCCCGGCAACGATAATCGCCGTTGTGATAATCTGCGTGTCGTTTGATATCTGTAAGTTTACCTTTGTCATCAGAAAGCCTAATACCATGCACCAGATATAACCGGCTAAAACTCCTACAAACAATTTCATTTTGTACCTCTTATAAATCCTGGCTGTTCAACAGTAATTCCTGTGATATTCAATCCTATCGTCTGCAATAATGCTTCTGACCATCCAATCATAACCACTGAAGCCTCTGTTTTTCCGTCTGAGCCGTGCGGATTCTTTTGCGTCTATGATTCTGCATGATACGCAGGCAGACCATCCATCGTCCCAACGGTAAAAGAAAGACTTTCCGTCAAGTTCCTGAATCCTCTTCTTTCCGATCTGGCGGTCTGTTTTTGTAATTACATGAACGTCATTTTCTTCAGACCATTTACCGTTCCAACTGCCTCTATTTGGCATGGATAATTCAAAACACAGTATCACTTTTTCACCTTCTCCTATAAATCCCGGCTGTTACCTCACACCGTTGCGCATCCCGTATAGCTTGTCAGGCGTCCCCTTACGCTATCGACGGGCGGTGACGGGTCATTTAACTGACTATTAGTCAGCACCGGGAAAATCAATCTTATTCTATTGTTTCACTAGTATTCATTTCCACACCGCAATGCGGACAAAACTTCCAGCTCCTATTGTAGGGACTATCATGCTCACACAAAGAACAATACTTACTATGCGGCATATATGTGTGATATAACCATTTTCCAATGTTATATTCTGCCCCTTCGATTATTTCATCTGGAATTGTTCCAAAATAGCCGCCTCTGTTTCGAATGATAACAGTGTCTTTTCGAATCTCGTCAACATATCCTTGAACATACACCCTATCGCCAATAGTCATCTGCATCACCTCAAAACTCAATCAATAAGAATCACGTACCCTATATTTCCATTCAATGATTGTCCCCATCTTATATCTTTCTTCCTGCGGTATCACTTCAAGCGAAACTGTGCGCCATGATACTCCATGCTGTGATTCGTCATGTTCGAGTTTCATCTTTTGGACAATTTCTTTAACTACATCTATCGCCTCTTTTTCATCCTCAAGACTAATGTAGAACCTGAAGCCTCCACGGATACGCTCATATTTTACATAAACATCATCTACATAAAGACACAGGTCAGTCGGTATTGTTTCTCCTTCTGGAATATAAAATCTAATCTGACTCATGTTGTTACTTCTCCTCATTTGCCCACTCAACTATCCTGATAAACACCCCCAACCACAGCACCCCATGCACCCACATAGGTGCATATAGGCGGTGGAGGATCCAGCTGAGCAGGATAAAATTGATTATGCCCATTTAGTTACCTTTCTCTCTGCACTTCCATACATTATATCTGGACGTTCTCATGCTCCTGTCCTCATACAATTCGTGCGTCTTGAAAAATTCATCCATCTTGTCTATACAGTACGATTCATCATCCTCACATTCTTCATATTCTTTGTTCCACCTCTGACAATCAGGACAGATAAACCGCTGGCAGACTTCCTGGCAACCGTCTGCAAATTCATCATCAGTCATACCTTCATCAGGTTCTACATAGTCCCAGATTGCTGATGAAACCCGGCTACATGCGAGATGTGTTTTCCAGTCGTACATTTCGCCATCAAAGACAAATTTACTGTATTCGTACTGTTCGCCTTTTTCTATGACTTGTCTGCACCAGTCGCATTTATGAGGCTTTCGGGCTTTGCGTACTACCATTCCTAAATTCTCATACATTTGTTACCCTCAAATCTTTTCATGCAGTTCCCGCCTGCATTCAGTACACAAATAAACTACAGTACCAAAACCATATCCGTTTTGAAAGTGTACGCGCACCATTTTTGTGTCTTCGTTGTATGGCTTGCTACAGGCGTTGCAACTGCAATAACTGGATTCACCTTTTAGATCTGCTACGTACTGAACTTTAATCATTTTCCTAACCTCACGAAAATGTTCGCCTTTCTCATTCCATCCGCAAACGGTGAGCTTTCACTGACAGTCCGTAAACTCAGAGGGCATCACTTCAATTCACTACTGTCAATATCGTCTTTACTTTATCCTTGTAAGAAGTTGGCCCATCACATATTTTCTTTATTGCTTTTCGCTCTGATTTCATTTCTTTCATGACGCATAGCATATTTTCGTTCAAGATTTCGATGGAACCGATTATGTCAGCCACTGCCTTATAGCCTCTTCCACTGGCAAGGATGTCATAAATCGCTTTGCTATACTCTTCATCTGTCATCCCGGTATCACCCGATTCTCAAACTTTTTATAAGCGTCCAGATACCATTCTTTTTTATCGCCGTTGTATGTCAGTTCGTAGTACATGCCGTCAGACAGTGTGCTGGACAGCAGATACTTCCAGTTCTGGAGTGCTTTGCATTTCCAGACAATATAGATATCAAAGAGCGGAAAATTATCAGATTTGTCCAAATGTTCCAGAATATAATTGCTAACAATTTTTATTGCTTTTTCGTCCATGTCATCACCTCACATGTTCATGTTCTTTGCTGTATTCATATTGCCGTAAATCGTTTTTCAATTCTCTTTCGGCATCGGTCATCCTGTTGCCTGTATTCTGGTCAACAACCATGATGTTCCATGTCTTGTAGGCAAGCTGCGGAACATCAATCAAGAATCCGCTCACTTTTATACACCTGCCTCATTTCCTCAATAAACGCATCAATAAAACTACAATGTTCGCAGTCATCCAACACAGTATTGTCACAATGATACTTCGGGCAATCCGCTTCCTTTTTCCCGTGATGCCAACAGGATTCTTCTGTGCAGTCGTAACAGGTGGTGGGACGGGTGCATTCGGATAATGTGACTTCACCTGTCATGCTTTCACCTCATGTTCAGCATTATCTGTAAATGCATCAACAAACATTATCGCCCTTCGAGCAATCGTCCGACATTTCGGGCAAACAAGATATCTGCACTCCAAACTAGGTTCATCTTCTGTTTGACTTATCTCAATGCACAATTCAGACCAATCATTAAAGCATTCTGGTATTAATGGAAGGTGCAGATCTCTCGGATCACATTTCCTCACAACAGTCTTTCCACAGAAAGCGCATGTTGTTGTTACAGTTGCTTCTGCTGTAGCTTTTATCTTCATACTTTCCTTCATGCCTTCACCGCCTTACTGCAATAATCATCTTCCGCAAGCTCGCCTGTTAAGCCACCATGAGCCATACAACGCCTGTGTTTGCCGTCAGCGTATCGGCAGTTTCCGCACCGGATCAGCACCCCGTGATTGTCGTTGTAATGAAAGTCTGAGCCGTCAATCAGATAGTCGATTATCATTTCTACGTGCTTGCTCATTCTCCAAATCCTCTTTCAATTTCAGCCACCCCGGCTTATCAATCAGCGGATCACCATAATCATCCTCGTTCATCCACTCGCAATCTTGTAACATTACGTAGATTCTGCCGTCTTCCAATTCTGCAAGATGTTCCCGGACAATTTCAAGCACCTTACTCGGCATATAGGTACGCCGCCCATGGCAGTACCTGATTGCACAGATGGAAAGAGCAGCGAAATCCTCTTCATTCATGGTAATTTGCTTCATTGGTTTTCTCCAATTCCAGGTATTTGTTCAGATACCAGACGGCTTTTTCAATGTCTTCTGTATGGCCTTTGTGGTCGGATCGCCACAAATACTTGAAAGCATTAATATGGCAATAGATTTTCACAGCATCAACGCCAAATGCGGAAATCATGGCGTCAATGGCTTCTATATTGCCCTGCGTATAATGCGCCGGTCGATTTACGCTATCTGCCATATCTTCTTACCCTCTCATTCACAATCTGTGCTGGAGATTCACGTACTACAAATGTTCTTTTGCCTTTGTACCTGATTTCTGAACGCCCACCCGGCAATTCACTTATCTCTTTGATTCTGTCTATGCACAGTATTGACGGTGACATGTCTTCATGATGAAGTACAATGTATTTTCTCATTGCCATTCCTTCTGATATTCCTCATATGATGTATCCGGCGCATCTTCCAGTTTCGGTTCAAACCACACACAGCCGCCAGCTTCTTCATCCTTGTAATTTGTATGTACTTCATGGCAGCCAACCGGAACGCCCCAATACCAATAGCAATCCTCGCACTTACCTTCCATCATCCTTTACCCTCGGATAATATGTTCTGTTGCTGTGATATTCTTCTGCTTTCCTGACCTTGCCTAAAGCGTTCTGCAATAAATCCATAGACCGCTTATTGTTCCTGTCCTGATACCATTCAATGACCGGACGCAGCTCTTCTACGATGTCTTTAGCCTTGCGCCGTGCAAGACGGTTCTGTTTGAGTTTTGTCGCTGATTTGTTGCGCTCTGACTTGCTGTCCCCAAACTCAATCTCATGTAAAATGTCCTGCGTTCTCTTTTCCTCTTTGGACATTTCATCCACGGCCAGTTTGTATTCCAGTTCGGCAGACTTCAGGAAGTCCAGAAATTCTTTTACTTTACGTGATGTTTTCGTTCTCTGATTTGATTTCGATTCCATACTCTTTCAGCCTTGCAATTACTTCTTCCATGGACTTTCGTCCCAGGTTCCGTATTTTCATAAACCTTTCAATGGTGAATCCGTCTAAGTCGCCAATCGTATCAATACCGGCGCGTCTGAGACAGTTAAATGAGCGAACGGATAATTCAAGATCATCAATAGAAATGTCGGATACAGAGTCCTCTTTCCGTTCATTATCCCACGGGATTTTTGAATCTGTCAGATGACTTTCGATGTAATTTTTCAGCCTGATATTTTCAAGCTCTAACCGGCTGAGTTTTTCCTGTGTCTCTCTTGCCTTGCCCATCGTGTCAAGAATCCAATGTTTTGAAATGTACGGACTTCTGAGTTTTCTAAGTGCCTTTGCTTCAACCTGCCGTATACGTTCCCGTGTGACATTGAAATGGTATCCGCACTGTTCAAGTGTCAGGTAGTGCTTGTACCGCAGTTTAAGTACCTTCTGTTCACGGTCTGTTAAGTCATTCACAGCTTCAAGAAGTCCCGGAATGTAAACGCTGTACACCTTATACTTTGCCTCTTTTATCTGTTCTTCACTCTTTCGTTCCCACGATGGAAGAAACACTGCATATGCAAGGTTATATGGATATCTGCCGGTTGCGTCCTCTTCAAGTGTGAAGTCTTCTATATTTGTTACACCTTCTGTTAAATCGGATATCGTGCATCCAAGTGCATCTGCGTACCGTGCAAGGTATTCAATGCTTTTAACTCCGTACTTTACATGGCCTGAAACTGTACTCTGACACGTAAATGATCTACTCGCCAGTTCTGTAATACTCATACCTCTGGCTTTCATCATTCTGTTAAGATTTTCACCAATAGCTTCAATGTTCATCCTCTATCTCCACTTTCACAAAACGCCCTCTGTGTACTTCCCCTTTTTTGACTCGACTGACAACCTTGTAAACGTTGTCTACATTCGTGCCAGTCTTGTCTGCTAATTCCCGCGCTGAGTTTGCTACAATCAGAGGAAGTTCAAAATCGTCTTGTGACACCTCTAACCATAACGTCATTGCATCTTACCTTCTTCGGATTCTAAACAGCTTTCTGAAATGAAATCTCGGAAAATGAATTAATCGGCACATTCCTCTTTACCTTCTCCCAGAAAATCGAATAATGTTGGTGATTCAATCTCATTCTCTGCGTTTTGCAAGTAATCAACCGCATCTGCAAAGTATTCTGTGTTCAATTCACACATATAGCCTTTGCGTCCCATCTTTATAGCTGTATAAGGCACGGTTCCGATTCCCCCGAAAGGATCGTAAACAAGTTCGCCTGGATTGCTATAACGGTTTATAATGCGCTCCACGATATCCAACTGAAGCGGACAAATATGTGCCTGTTTTCTGCGGTCTGACTGTTTGAGATTAAGCGTCCTCATTCTGGAAATATCATCCCAAACATATTCATCATCCCATGTCCTGACACCCATCATCATGTAACTACTGGAAAGTTTACCGGCCTTATCCATTTCTTCAGCAAGCTTCACATGTTCTTCGTAGTCATAAACATGTTGCTGATTGTATTTGCCCCAGATTTCCGTCAAGGTCTTTTTAGATGCGCTTCTGACTTCGTCCAGAGTTACAAGCCTGTCGCCGCTTGAACGCTCAAAAGCATGTGCGTCAATCTGCCAATGTCCTCTTGTGTATTCTTCCTTCGATTTCTCGACAGGAACATCTGAATAGCTGTTCTGCCTGTCTGTTGGAAGTTTCCTGAGAAGTAAGATGTACTCCGGTGCGCCGACTCCCATCTTTGCACCGTCCTTGCACTGTTCTGACCATCCTAATCTGTATGACTGATTGTTCTCTGCCACAACATCTGTCACAACCGTAATCATTCCGATACAGATAAATCCGTGTTTCAGATAGTGTAACAATGCCTCTGCATGAAACGGCTGGAATGACTGCATACCGTACTTTGTCTGGTAGCTGGACAGGATTCTGTCTTTTACATGAATCGCTGCTATACGTCCGGGTTTTAATACCCTATACAGTTCTGGTGTAAGATAATCCATCTGAGTAAAGAAGCTGTCAGTGTCTTTGTTGTGTCCAAAGTCAGCATAGTTCTGGCTATACTCATACAGGACTCCAAAAGGAATAGATGTGTGAATCAGGTCAACGCTATTGTCAGCCATTCGCTTAGTTTCTTTTACCGTATCATCATTCACGGCAACGTACTTTTTACCTTCTACTCTCACCGTTTCAACTCCCATTCGCCGTCTGAGCTTGTCAAATCTGCTGATGTTATTCAGCCCGTACTTCTTGACAATGTCCGTCATTTTGGCAACCATCTCGTCGTGGTTCTTCCATTTCTTTAATAGAGCATCTTTTATTCCGCGCTCATTTTCCATGTAGATAACATCTATGATGACTTTCTCTGTCTGCAAGAACCTGTACACCCTGTGAAGCGCTTGCATAAAATCATTCGCTTTGTAGTCAACGCCCACGAATATTTCTCTGTGGCAATACCTCTGGAAGTTGCATCCGCTACCGGATATAGATTCCTTTGTTGCCAGTATCCTAAATTTCCCATCTGAGAAGTCCAGAGTCCTCTTTTCTCTTAAATCCAAATCCTGACTGCCGTATATCTCGACTGCTTCGGGAATTGCCTTTTTAATGGCTTTCCGCTCATCTTCCAACGAATGCCATAAAATGAAATGGTCATCCGGTGACTCGTCTATAATCCGTTTTGCCTCCGCAACTCGAATGTCAATGCTTTCACGTTTGACTTTAGCAGCATCCGATAAACCACCTGATGCATCTGGGAAAAGCATCATCTGACCGTCTTTGTCTGAACTCTTGCCGTACTCAATCGGTAATTCATGAAACCGTACCTCAAACGGCGGCAAGTCGTATCCTTCATCTGAATAGGATTTGTTCAAATCAGACGGTAATGTAATGAACAATGCCCATGAACTTACCCATAGCCAAAACTCTTCTACCATATTCGGGTACAGTTCCATCTTGCCTACATGTGAATGATCTACCCTGAAGAATCTGGTTTTGGACTGCCGCAAATCCATAACCTCAAGGAAATCAGCGTACTCAAGTAGCTCATCAAATGAATTGGGCGACGGAGTAGCTGTTGCTACCATTTTATATTTCACGCCTCTGAACTTTTCTCTGAATTCCAGGTTCGTTTTGCTTCCGAAACTCCTGAGAATTGAAGCTTCGTCAAGTGATGCGGCTGTGAAAATTGATGGATCAATACCGCCATCTCTTATTCTTTCATAGTTTGTGATAACAATATCTGTACTGGCGTTTCTAGCCTCATCTGTTGTCCTGACGTATTCAGGTGCGTCATATCCAAGAATTCTCACAGCGTCCCGTGTGAATTCCTGCCTGACTCCCAGAGGACAAACAATAATGCCTTTACCGCCATCGTGGTTTAATGCCTGACGTATGAACTCAAGCTCCTGTACTGTCTTGCCCAGTCCATAACTTTCAAATAAAGCCCGTCTGCCACCCTTTAATGCCCACTGAACACAATCTTTTTGATGCGGCATTAGATTGCCGTTTAGCTCGTCTATCTCAACATCAATGCCTGTTTCGTCAGCCAGTTCTATCTTCGATTCCAAAAAATCTTGATATGTCATTCATCAAAAGGAAAGGGAAAGATATCTTTTCTGTGCGCACAACCTTTCGCTCTCCTTTCTTGATTTTTTATGATTCTGTCATTTTCTCACTTGCATACTCTGCAATGCATCTAAGTATTCTTTCTGACCCTTCTCTAAACCCAAGGTTGAAAATGCGGCTATATATGCTTTCCTCAACAACGTCGGGATTATATTCTTTCAGACAGCCCAGTCCATATTCGTCAAACACAAGACTGGTAAATCCTTTGATCCCATACAACGTGCCGTTCTTATTCGTCATAACCGAATCAATCTCGATAACGAATTTGTCTCCCGGTTTGTAAGCTGCCATTCTATTTCGCCTTTCTTGCCTTTAAGCAAATCCCATATTTTCTTCTACAAGCACCCATTTACCTTTGCCCTGTCTCTGAAATGTTCTTCCTCTGAGCGGTGCATACAGGACAATTCACCAGTCATGATCCGGGTCTTTCATTGCTTCATTTTCAGCATCCTGAACCGTCCAGAAAGAATGTTTACCATGCTCTGTCGGCTCACTGTAGATGATTTCGCCGTCCTTCTCTACATGAGCATCGCCAAATCCGACTGCGATAATCTCATCCATTGCAAGCTCTTCCTGCATCGGTGCGAGAAAGCATCCGTGCATTTTAGGCTTAATCGGTGGTAGTTTTGTCCATGACATAATCGACAAATCCCTTTGTTATCTGACTTTATCAGCAATTCTCTAAGACTGCTGCTAAGTCAACCGTATAGAGGTGCGCAGAATTTTTACTACTACCCCCTATACGGCAGTTCCATATTCAGTTTTTATTCAAGGCAGAATTCCTTAATCCTGTCCATATCGAATTTATACAGCGGGTATGTGCAGAATCCAGACTGTGCACAAATCTGCGTATCCTCGCCTAATCTGTACCGATGTATGAAGTCCTCTGCCCATGGACAGTTATTCGTATCCACGTAAGCTTCATCTTCATGTACTGTCAGACGGTCAAGGCAAGTTGTAATCCGCGCAATGTGGTCATCTGGGTTTACGATATCAATCACAAGACTGCTGTCTGCAAGATAATGGTCAATCTGAAGCCAGCAACCTTCATACGTCCTGAACTGCGTCTTTACTGTCAGTCTTTTCATCTGCTTTCACACTCCATTCTGGAATGTACCGCCATGAAAGAATTTCAAATTCTTCATCCTGCCTGTCCGTGAGTTTCCATCCAGCATCAGGATCAAACATCGCAAGTACAGTCTCGGACGGTTTCATCACGATTCCATCTTTTGAGATTTTGATTTGTGCCACTACGACTGCACCTTCTGCCGGTCTGCGTTCCCGCGGACTGCGTTCCCTGAAATGCTTCTTTTCTTCCAGAGCTTTCAGGCAAGCTTTCAGGAACGGTTCTTCAGTTTTCCATCTTGTGCCGTACAGATTAGCGCAATACTGCAACCGGTACTTTGCTGTTTCAAGTGCTTCTTTAAGATTCAAGTTCATTCACCTTCTTTACTGTTTCAATTATTATTGAGAATTTCCTGCCTTGCATTAGGTTATCCATATACTTGACGGTGAATTTTTGAGGATTGTCTATCATGTATTGACCAAGCATTTTTATTACTTCATTCTCGGTCTCTCTGGATATCAAACAAACTCACCTGCCCTTCAATCTGAACGTCCTCTTTCTCCTGATAGAATCGGCTCATTTTTATGACCGGAACACCCGTATAAACCGGAACGTCAATCAACCCGCAAGCTGTATACTTTAACCGCCAGTCTGTTGCTTCACTTCCCGACTTTCCATAGCATTCACACTTGTACCATTTCCTGTTAGCCGTGTATGAAACCAGGTGCTGACAGTCCTTACATTTCCGATTTGGAACTTCTCCGAATAGCTTATGCATTAGGTCTATTTTTCTTAACATCATCGTCTCATCATCCAAAATATAATTACCTCAATCAGCATTCCAGCCGACATGTAATTCATCCAATCGAATTTTTGATTAGGCGAAATAACGGCTATTGCTATGTTTAAAATGATTAAAATTATCGCTAAAGGTATCATCTTCATCTACCTTTTCTTGTATGGCTTCTATTTGCCTATTTCTAGCCCGTTTATCTGTCTGGTGGATAAATTGCCCACCTATGTATTTCAAATGCGTTCTTATGTCTCTCGAAAGCCGTACACAGTCTTTCTATTTATCGGGATACTATGAAATATCTGGTATGGCATTTTCGATAGTCTTCCTGCACTCTTCCAAACTGCTCTTGATTATCTCTACCGCATCTGAAAAAGTAATCTCTCCTGTGTTTAAAAGCTCTTTCCTCACGCTGTATTCCGTCCAATAGTTCAAAAGCTCTTTCAAACTGCCAAAGTATCCAAGCGCTCTATATGTTGGATTCCCTTTTTTGTCCAGTCTGTTGTAATCTCGACACAAACCGTAATTCTGTTCGTCAACCGTGATGAAATAATCATCAGACAGCCTTATCACTTCTTATCTCACCCCCTAGCTCATGGTGCGGAACCATCAACGATATTTTCTTTTTGAGCATCTCGTCATCGAACAGTTCATTCAGGTCAAAGTCAGTGAATTCAAATTCAATGCCGTGATCTCTGGCGAATTCGTTATATGCCTCTCTGATTCCAATCATGTCAACGTGATCCGATGCATCGTTATAAGCTTCAAGAATCTTCTGGTACGATTTCTGTACTGTTTTTAAATTCCCGACTACACTCTTAATAGCGTTGAGCATGATTAAGATATTTGCCACCGCTATATAGTTCTCTGCCTTGTACAAAAGCTCTGAAATAAGCTCCCCGGATTTCTTCACAAAAGCGTTGGTCAAATCATCATAAATCAGCCTTTCACAGTCATTTATGTAGTCGTTTACATTGGTAAATTTCTTTCCTGTAACAGGATTTACATATCCGACAGGTACGAGCTTGTACCGCTCTTCAATCGGTTTCTTTTCGGCCTCTCGTGCCGCTCTTCTCCGCTCTGCACGATTCATTTTGTTACCCCTTCAGGAACCAATCTGGGAAGTCCCCGTTCTCTGCGCCATCTGTTCATAAGGAATTCGCACATATTGACTTTTCCTGAAAACTTTCCACTGCCAGCTCTACGTTCTATATCATCGACATTCGCAAGAAGAATCTGGACAATGTATTCATCTTCGCCGTACTTCGCTGCCAGATTATTTGTACTCGTCACAACATCATTCCAGTAAGTATCTGAATCCTCTGGATTGTACAGTCTCTTTCTGAGTTTCCAATAGTCAGCCATGAACGCAGACTCAAAGTTTTTTCTGTCGTCTTGCATTTCCATCAGTCAAACACCACATCCTCTTCCTCTGGAACAGGCACAAAACCGTCTGACTTTAAATCCCACCCATAGATTTTATTTTCTGTCCGGTCATTCTTCAGACGTTTAGTCTCTACTTCGTACCACAGAGGGATGAAAACATCCTGATTGCCGCCATCACGGTCTTTTGCTATCTCAATAACATTCGTGCTTTTGTAGAGATTGTTAGTCTCCTTCCAGCCGAACATTTGTTTTGACAGCCGTATGAAATCGTTATTTACCCTGTGAACGATGAAAGCATTGTCCACTGCGTTTCCTAAGTCTGCCGTGCCGGAGATGTCATCTAGCCTGAGAAATCCCATCGCCTTTCGTGGATGTGCTACAAACAGGATATGAACACCCATCTTCATTGCCATTTCATGAAGCCCCCAAACAAAAGCGGTTTGAGCTTCATACTTGTTGTCGGCAAGTGATGTGATGTTAAAAGCCATTAGGTTATCTAAAATCAGCAGCTCCAACTTGTCCTTTTCGATAACCCTCACAAACTCTTCTTTGATTGCGCTATAGTCGTTCCCGTATTCGTTGTTGTACAGATAGAAGTTATCTCCCATCCACTCTGCAATCAGTTTTTGATTTTGCAGTGAGACATTGTAGAAGTTCTCATACTGCGTCGGTTCCAGATGTCCTTTTCCAGCCGCCTGCCTGTTGATCCACTTCATAAAATTCTGCGGAGACAGTTCGCCTGAAAACACTCCAACCTTGTTTTTGTTCTGGCAGCATTCCAGAACGATATTGCCGATCAAAGTACTTTTTGCCGAACTTCTCAAACCGGAAAGAACAGAAGTCGCGCCTATTTTCAGGCCACGCATTTTTTTATCAATGTCCCATATGCCTGTCCTGACAAACCTTTCTTCTGGCGTCGGCATGTTCAGAATGTCTTTCGCCGTCAGGAATACGGGTGTACCTTCTTTCTTCTCGATTGGCTTTACCGGGGCGCGGCTTTTGGCATAGATTCTTCTGTCATAATCCATCTGCTGACGTTCGTAGGCGTTTGGTTCAAAAAACAATCTCACGTCACGCCATTTTTTATCAGCGCACGAATTATGTAAGCAGACGAACGACAACGCACCTGAATGTAACTTAAAAATCACAGCATCCTTGCCTTTATGCTCTGAATTGAACGGGCAATGGTCTAGGATGTATTTGTCTCCACCGGTGAATACATCTTTCCGGTATGCTATCTGATGATCGCTTAACCACTTGTCAAGATTGAATTCGCTAGGGCGATAGCTGTTATACCTCTGCGGTTTTTCTTCCTGTGGATAGTATGTTGTCAGTTTTTCAAGGTACTTCTTGTCGGTGAACTTGATTTCATCCGGTACAAACAAAATGCTTGACATTCTGTGTGGAGCGTTCGGGCTATCCGTTCCTTTCTGCGCTCTTGTGCCGTAAAGCTTACAGACACGGGACGGATTGAAATTCTTCATATCCACGTCAATGTCTGAATTTGAGAACAACATGCTGAGTGTTTTCAGGCATTGCTCTAGCAGCGTTTTGTTTTCGGCATTGTTGGCAAGCTGAATACTATAGAGCAGATGATATCCGTTACCGGAGAAGCCTATAATCGGTCTTTCAAATCCGATGTTCTGAAGGAACTGCCCAATCTTTCCAGCAAGCAACCTGGCTTTCTCTATCTGTTCATCTGTTGACGATGTCTTAGTAGGCCGTTTAGGATCAAGGTCAATCATCAGCCACTCATAACCGATAACATCATTGTCAGATGTAGTAGCATCTGCATTTTTGATGAACCTGTCATGCTGCGCTCTGGAATAGCATTGCTCGTTCAAGGCATTCAGTGTGAAATAGACATTGCAGTCAGCAAAGTTGTCTATGCCGTCAAACGCCCTTATTAAATCTTCGGCAGACCGAAAGTAACCGCTGTATGTTCTCTTGTTATTGAAAATCACACGGCATTCGAATAATTCATTGTTTGGCTTCAGGACATGCAGTGCTTTGGCAATTTCTGATGGATTAACAATTGGTCTGTTCATTGCCAGTCCTTTCTGCTCTTGTCAGTTTCGTTTCCGAACATTGACATTTGTTGTGTTCTGCCAACATTCCCATCTTTTAGTGGGAATACGCCTTGCCAACAATTGAAGGTTGATTGGTTCAAGATAGCAATCTTCAAGTCAACATCATCTGAAGCCAATTCTTCGAGCTTATTATTCAGCATCTGCACAGCTCTCTCGGACATTGGCTTTTTGATAGATTTACGCATAGAAACAAAATCCGAATAGGCAGACAAAAGAGAATCCGTAGCAGTAAAACCGTATCTTTCCGCAAGAACCATGTCATTGCCAGTAAGATGGGCTTTTTCTTTTTTGGCGCTGGGCGCGCCCCTTGATGTTTTTTCTTTTTCTTTTCCTTCTCTTTCCTCTCCTGTACTATCCTTACCTATGCTAACCTTATCTATACTATCCTTACCTATCCTGTGTATCCGTTCTGTATCCATCCTGTATCCATCCTGTATACAAGGGTCATAAGCCAGTTCATAAGTGCCTGTTTTGCTGTCCAAAACAATCTGCGAAGCTTCGTCCTTATAGATTGTTTCTTTCTTCCTGTCGCTCTGTATGTAGTTGTGGATTCTCCAGTGCTTAATCACAACAATCCCGCTTTCGAACGGAATGATAAATTTCTTTGCAATCAGAAGCTTCAAATCGTCTTCTGAAGTATTTACCATCCGCATTATCTTTTTGGGATTGTTCACAAATCCGTCATCGTCTGCCCTCATGCCAAGATGAAAGTACATTGCCTGTGTTGAAAGCGGCATATCTAAAAATGCGTCGCTGTCTATGATAGACTTTGCAAACATCCTTCTTTCGGCCATCCGCATCACCCCCTCAACAGTTTCACAATCCTTCCGGCAGATTCCAGCGGATGAACGAATACAAATTCAAGCGGTGCGTACTTCTTTTCCATCGTCATAGCTGCTTTCATGAGTGTTACCCCACGCACGGCATTCGGATAAAGCTGTCTTCCCCCTCTTTTAATCCATAGGCGGGGATTAACCCACCTATGGAGATCACGAAGGTCTGTTATGCCGTCCTCATTCTCTACAACGATGTAAAGCTTTATGCCGTTATTCTGCGCCAGTATGCATTCATCACGGAACCGTTCATGCTGTTTACCGCAGATATCGGTGACAAGTTCCTGAATGCTGAATTTTGAATCGACAGCGACATTGTAAGTCCCAAGCAAATCCATCATCTTGACCGGAACACCGCGCTTTGCCTTGCGATCCAGAACATCCTGAATCTTTTCATTGACCAGTACATAGTCACCGACCGGAAGTCGCTGTCTGATAACCTCAATGCCGTTATCTGCCCAGATTTCGTTCTTCAGACTGTGCTTACCAGGTTTGTTATTTACATCTTCTAACAGTTTCGTGATCGTCACCACCTTTACGGGAATGGAATTTCATCCGGGCTGTTAGGCGGGATGTTCATAAAATCCGGTAACGGCTGCTGATTCTGCGCGGGCTGTTGCGGATAATACGGTTGCTGTACCTGTTGCTGATACTGTGGCTGCGGCGCATACTGTTGCGGCATGGGCTGTTGATACTGAACCTGTGGTGCGGCATTCTGTACCGGCGGTGCATTGTTGTACATCGGCGGGGCTTGCGGCGCAGGTGACGGTGCAGGCGCTATTGGTGGCGGCGCAGATGCCTGTGTATTCTCATTCAGAGATTTGCGCTCACCGAATTCACAATCGTCTACAAGAATGTCAAAAGTGTTAACCTTCTGACCTTCTTTATTCGTGTAACTGCCCGTCTGTACATGGCCTGTCAAGTCAATCTTCATGCCTTTGGTGAAATACTTCTGCACAAACTCAGCTTGTTTGCCAAATGCAGTACAGTTAAAGAAATCTGCCGTTGCTTCCCCGTCTTTCTTAATTCTCCGGTCAACAGCCACACTGAATCTGACAACGGTTAAATCCGATTGCGTCTGTTTTGTTTCAGGATCACGCGTTAAGCGTCCTGTAATGATGATTTTATTCATCCCTCAAACTTCTCCTTACCGGAAACATAATCCTTGATGTTTTTGCCGAATTTCAGCTTCGGGGCTTTTCTTTCCTCTAACTGCATCGCTTCACCTGTCGCCGGGTTTCTGCCCGGTCTGGCTGCCAGCGTTGCGGCTTCAAACGTCCCGAATCCGTCAATGGATAATCTGTCTCCGGCAATCATGTGACGTGTAAGGTACGCAACAAACGTCTCCCATACAAGTTTGACATTTGCCTGATTCGTTTTGGTTTCTACTGCAAGGTCACGAATCATCTGCTTTTTGTTGATACTGTTCACTACTTTAAATCTCCTTTCTCATACCTTTATTTGCAATCCATACATCGCCGTCAAAAACCGACTGGACTTCTGCCTTGAATTCATCTGGGTTTGAATTGTCCTTGCTCAGATGAATCAATCCAACCGATTTCAGGCTTTCGGTGTTTATGGACTGTACAAACCTTTTACACGTTTCCAGATTCATGTGTCCTTTGACTACATGCTGTAAATTTGGCGCGTCAATGTCTATGTACCGTTCGGAGTAGTTGCACTCAATCAGCGCATGGTTAATACCCATCTTGCTCATGTTAAAAGGACACATTTCCGCATCTGTGATAAACAGCAAATTCCCGGTTTTATGCCTGATATAAAATCCATCACACTCAGTTTCGTTGTGCGGAACCTTAAATGGCACTACCTGAAAGCCGCCTACAGATGCAACCTGGTTTCTGTGTATCTTCCTGACCGGAACTTTATAAATTCCGTTCAGCCGTTCCCATACTTCATCGGATGCCATGATAGGAAATCCGTACCTGATAAAGTCTTTCAAGCCGCCAGAGTGATCCGAATGCTCATGTGACACAAGACATCCTTTAATATCCCTTGTGTTGTAGTTCACGGCATTCAGGAAGTCTTTCTTCTTTACGCCGCACTCAATCACAAGCATTTCGCCTTGTGCGTGAACCACATAACAATTCCCGTCTGAACCGGAATTCACTACGTCAATGAGCATTATTCACCACCACCTTTCTACGGCTTCTGAAATCGTTTTTAAGGCACGTTACGATATCAGACGATAACTTTGTCCACCGCATACTCTAAACGTCGTTCTCATGCGTTTCTGAAGCGTTACCGACGTAATCTCGATTGAATCTCCCGGACGCAGATGCAAGTGCCATTACGAATATGGCAAATGAACTACCAATGAATACTCCAATCAGAATGCCTATCCAGAACGTCACAGTTCCTTCACCTCTCCTTCAATGAAGAAGTCAGCCTGATTCTCGTTCTGCTCAATCTCCATATGAGCAGCTTTGTAAACCTCATCAGTTTCATTGAACGCCGTATTCTGCATCGTGTTGAAATTCAGCTTGAACCGCTTCAGTGCTTTGTTCTTCATCTTCCTGATAATCATGCTTTCCGTGCTGTCAATCCAAGCAGGCGACATGTACTTCCGTGCCGGTTCATAGTCAACCATTTCATCAATGGTCTGGCACTTCTTCAGGCCATCCAGAATCTCACGTTTCTTCTCCTCAATCTGTTCCTGAACTTCTTTCGATGCTTTATATTTGCTTTCAGCAAGACCAAACGTCGTGTTTAACAAATTGCTTTTCACATGTGCAAACAGACTACTCATCACATCGTCACGCTCAACAATGGAGTAAACGACTGTCCGATTCTTCATGGTAACCGGATACACAACAATCATGCATTTTTTACCGCCCATCTTTTTCTGCCAGACAGGCGGTGTAACTTCTGAACCGTTGTAGACAGGGAATGTGAAATCGTCTGTCTCTTTCACTTCCCACGCAACGCCGATTTCTTTCACGTTGTCGCCGAAGTTCCTGACAAGTGTTTCAAACCCGTCAGACTGGACACCCATTTCAAAACGCTTTGTCCACTTGCCACCTATCTGTACATTTCTCGGAGTAAAATACACTTCATTGTGCGCCGGTGACAGCTTCAGTGCTGCGCAGTTCCTGACTATGGTTCTCAGATTCTCTCTAAATGCCGGATCACTCAGCAGTGCGTTGTCGATGTCCTTTGAACCTTCCACCGCATCCACAAGTGCCGTGATAGCATCCTGACCGCATTGCAATGAGTATTCATCCGGTGCAAGGTTTATCTTGCCATAGTCAGATTTGATTTCATTTGTTACCCATGTATACCAACCGCCTATGGCTGTTGTGGATGTTTCCTGTGTAATTAATTCGGCTTTTGCCATTCAATCACTCCTTTACATTTAGATATCAATATAATCACTTAACGGTTTCAAAACTCCGGGAAAGAATTCATCCCACATATCAACGATCCTGCGGAGCTTACCGTCATATGCTTCTGGCCTTGACTTACTACAGATGTAGTCCTGACATATCCACGGCCTTGCTTCGTAGACTGTGCATTTCTTCTCAGATTTCGTTAAATCCAGGAACGGGCAACACATGTCAAGTACGGGCTGTACAGTCGGCAGTACATGCTTGCACGCCCTTATTCTGTTCTTTTTGGCGTATCTGCGAATCTTATCAACTTCATCTTCTGATAGTGGAAGAAGCCTCGAACAGCAATCGCCGCATTGGACACAACGCCCGTCCTTCGTATTGTCATGCACTCCGTTCCTGAATTCCTCTATCATGTCGCCAAAATTGCCCGTAGTCATGCCGCACTCACCTTCAACTCAGGATCATCAGTTACTTTCAACAAAATCAGCTGACTGTCTAATTTCGGCGTATTGTTTGAACTAAGCGCCTCTGCATTGTCCACAAACAATGGCAGGTACATTCCATAATGCTTCTGGAAGGTACGGATGATATCAATGCACGTCAGCATCAGATGACCTGTATTGATGTTCATATCATTTATACCGTCGCACATAATCTTTACAGTTGATGATGTGCCGCCAGACTGATATTCATCAATCAGACTGAATCTGGCAATCTCAAAGTGACTGTTGATCCTCTCGGAAAGCATCTTTGACCGGGCAATCGTAAATTCTTCCAGAAGAATCACTTTGCGTTCAGCATTGGCAATGTTCTGCCCGATGTTACGATGTTCTTCATTAAGCTCTTCTATACGGGCTTTCACGTCAGTGTTGAATGCCTGAATCTGCTCGACCTCTGCGATCTGCCGTGTAATCGCCGATAACTCATTGTTAAGCTCTGCCAGTTCCGCTTTACACTTTCTTGCGTTTTTCTGTTTGGCGTATACAGACTCAAGCTTCTTATCGGCTTCATCAATCTGTTTCAACAAATCCAGGTATTCAGCGTTTCCGGTTAAATCCGGTTCTTTTGGGAACACATCTGCCTGTTCCTTCAGCTTCTCACACTGGGGTTTTATCTTTTCAATATCGGATTCAATCTGCTGACGTTCTTTTTTGATACTTTCCAGTTCTGTTTTAAGAGAAGCAACATCTGCTTTTGTCTCTTTCCCTTTCATCAGGATTTCATTGTTCTTCTGGACACGTTCTTTTTCGGCGGCTTCATGATGCGCTTTAAGTTCCGCTATACGACCTTGCGGTAACATCTGACCGCAGTATCTGCACATCGCCGATGATTCATCGAACGGAACCGGATTGAGCGTTTCTTTATAAATCCGTCCCAGATTGACAAGCTCTGCATTCAGGACATCTATCCGTGAATCCAGCTTCATTGCAACGCCATCCGCTTTACGCAGAAGAAGCTCTTTTTCTGCAAGATTCTTCTGTGCTTCACGATAACCGGCAAGTGATTCTTCTCTTTCGTTTACCAGTTCACGTTTGGCCTGAATCTCAATGTCTGCCTGTCTGGATTTCAGTTCCGCAAGCTTCTTGCCAAGTTCGGCAGCTTCATCTTCTGAACCGTATGTCTGCAATTCTGCGTTGCTGTCGGTGATTCTTCTGGTAACGTCATTGAGCTTTTCTGTCAGAACAGCCACATCAGGAACTTGCTTTTCCTGTCTGGAAACTTCATCAATCCGTGCCGGGATTTCCTTCTCTGCCTTTTCGGCAGCGGCCTTTTCACGCTTTGCCTTTGTGATTGCATCACGAACACCCATTGAAAGAACATCATCTGCAATGAAACTCCATTTATCAGGATCACTGTTAATGATGTCTTCATCGGTAACATCACCGCAGAGTTCAAGCAACAGAGTCATTTTGCCGGGCTTGCCTTTTACGTCCTCATTCGGCAGATTGAGGAAATAATCAATGTCGGTCAGAAGCTTGAACTTCTCCACATCAATAATGGAATTGATGTACTCGACAAAATCTTTCTCTTTCTTGTCAACACCGTTAATAGCATAGGAGTTTTCATTGCCCTTCAACACAAGCTGGTCAGTGCCTCTGACACGTGACCACTTCTGCTTCTGGACTTTCTGAAGCTGGACGGGCTTTCCGTCCACTGAAAGACTGGCAGCAACCTCAATATCTACATTGTCAATCCTATGACCTGTAGAATCTTTCGGTCTGCTGAAGTTGGTGCTTTTGTCTGACATGCCAACTGAGTTCGTGCCAAACAGAAGCCAAAGAAATGCATCGAAGACGGTGGTTTTTCCGGTTCCGTTTGCACCGGAGATTTCTGTAACATCTCCAAAGTTTACTGTCCTCTCAGAACAGCCTTTGAAGTTCTTGATGTATAACGACTGCAATTTAATATCTGACATCTGATTATTCCTCTCCAAAAAACTTAGTTATAAATTCCCTTTCCTTTTTAGGAAGGTCATCTTTTCGTATCTCCTTATGAGCTGCTTTTATCTTCTCGGTCTTCTCTTTGAGTTCTTCCGTACTGTTACCAGAAAGCTTTACAAGACTGATAAGCAGTTCCTCTACATTTGCAAAACTTAATCTGTCATCGCGCAACGCATCTCTTAATGAATGGCAGATGCATGTGAAATCACTGATTATTTCAATCAAACTTCCTTCAATGCTAAGCATACCTTTTTCTACTTTAATCATTCCTTCTGTCCTTTCTTCTCAATTTCATCCAATAACCGGTCAATCTCATCTAGCAACCGTCCGATTGATTCCAGACGGTCTTGCAGACTTCTTTCTGACTCCGTGTTCATCTTCGTACCTCTGCCTGTCCTCTTCATCTCTACGGATCAGCAACATGCAAAAGCTGAATCCCCACGTCAGCATTCCAAGAAAAATTCCAGGAACGCCATTCCAATATGTGTTATATGCCGCCGCACCGGCAAAAAATCCAATGACAGCCGATTCAATGACTGTCGCCGTTACCCAATAATTCATCATTCCTTGCCTTTCTTGAAGGGGCATTTGCGCTTTCCGTCATACGATTTTGTGAGGATTGCACACCGTTCCTTCTTGTTGTATCTACAATCTGTCTCTCTACACCAAGGCCAATTATCCTTCGGTGTTTCCGATACGATTAAGCTTGATCCTGAGTTCATTGTTCTGCCTCTCCAATCTCCCACATCGTCTTGCTTCCGCTTTGTACATCCCCATGTATTTCGCCGTCTCTTCGCTCTTGAGAATCAGCACCTTAACCAACAGGATGTTCATCACAGCACTAATTGCCCCTAAAATTAAAACCCCCGCCATATGGCTTTATCTCCCTACGAAATCATCAAGCTTTCGCTTAAAAATTAAATACCTGTAAGCCTTTCCCTTGCCTCTAATCGCCGTGCCGATTGGCAAGGTTCCTTTACGCATCTGGTATCTAATATAGTCTTCTGTCATTCCTAATATTGATGCCGCTTCTTTAACTGTTATCCGTTCAGAATCCATATTCATGATTCATTTCCTTTAATTCATCTGCAAATCTGAACCCGTGTATTAAAGTAGCCAGTTCTATGGTTCTCCGCAGCGCATCCAGCGCACCTGGTTTATTCAGTTTGTAGTCCAACAGGTAATTTCTATACTGCAATCGTAAATATTCCTTTGACATATTGTCCTCTCGGTGATACACTCAAAATGAATCTTGTTTCATACTTCAGTGCCTACCAGAACGCCAATCTGATAGGCACTTCTTTTTAATATCCTTGTGCTTTAGCAATCAACCTTGCTTTGGCGTTCTCGTCTGCCTCTCTCATTAACCCAGCTATTCCATTTGAAGGCGTCCATGCCTCTATATCCTTAATGGCATCAACATAGTTCTGAACCGTTGTAGTGCCATATGGATATGCAAGATGACCTTTTCTGGACACTTCCGTATAACAACGGCGATGAAAAATATTTGAATATTTTTCTCTAATCAAGCGATGTTCTTCTGTCCATTCAGATGTTTTATTTGGCAGCCCAAGAAGTTTGTAAACCTGTTTGGAAACAGTTTTCTTGATATTTCCACGTTGTTGAGTTGTGATCTCGTAATTGTTTTCCAAATCTGTTACTCTACGGTCAATATTGTCTACTTTCGAATCAATGACTTTCACGTCCTTCATTGATTCCTTTTGCATTTCAACGAGTTGCATCATCATTGTCTCCAACTTAGTAATGTTAGCTACTTCGTTCATACAGTCACTCCTTCCATGTTTGCTTTAATCGCTAAAACCCAAGATTCTATGGCGTTGACAGCTTTTAAATATCCGCTTTTCTGTATTGGTTCCATTTCGTTTATGTGTTCTGTAAGCCATACATAACCGCCATATTTCTCTATGAAATTTGAAACCCCAGCGCAGAACATCAATGCACTTCTTCTAATCTGTTCCGCTTGTTCTGTTTCCGGCTCATTGGCTTTAGCAATCAGGTTTTCTTTTTCCCTCTCGGCAGATTTCCACTTTTCAGCCATCTCTTCATAAGCTTTCTGCATTGACCGGAAGTCCTTTTCACGAACGTCGGCCATCTCTGCTTTGCGCTTTGTTTCTTCGTAATCTTTCGGCATCACCTCTACTTTCTTTTCAACGACCTTGACTTCGACTTCTCGATTTTCAAGCTCATGAATGTATTCTTCTCTCTGCGAGATATAGTCCTCACGTTCCTTTCCGTCAGTTTCCAGAGCTTTGATACGTCTGTCTTTTTCAGCAAGCTGTGCCTTTATCTTCTGGAATGCTTTATTAGTAGAAAGTTTTCCTTCGTCCCAATCGGCGAAATCTTCAGGGGAAAGCAGGTCTCTGTTTTTTATTACCTCTCGCTCACGTTGCATGTTTGTTCTGGAAGTTCCAAGTTCTTTAGCAACCTCTTTTTCTGCCTGATTGGAATTTAGCCCAATTGGGCTAGACTTCATTTTTCTTTCAACACGCTTCGTGTAAATTTCTTCTCTTTCGGTTCTTGTAAAATCTTTTCTGTTTTCATTTTCAGAGACTTCCACGTCGAAGTCATGGTTGATATCTCTGGTATCCATCATGCGGATTTCAATCTGTTTCCATCCCAAAGACTTACAAGCTCTTAACCGCCTCTCCCCGGCAAGCAATTCGTATTCCTTATTCACCACCGGAGGGTTAATCAGGCCATTCTGCTGAATATCATCTGCAAGTTCTTGAATATCCCCGAAGTCTTTACGGATTCTCTCTTTGACGATGATTTTGTCGATATCGACAATCAAGGTATCACTCTCCTTTCCTCAAAGTTAAGATTATTGAACTTCTCCTTTAAAAAAATATGCTGTTATATCGTCTTTTGATAAACCAAGAAGCTTTATAGCTTCACAGATATCGCTCTGTTTCCACGGAACCTTTCCCGTCATTTTCAGTGAAAGAGTCCTCTCAGACCAGTCCATAGCCTCTGCAAACTTGCCTTGTGAACCAAACACTTCTACAATCCTGCCTCTTAACTTGCTGTAGTCAAACGCCATCCACTCACCACCTTTCAAGTTCAATTTATTTAACTTATTGAATAATAACACCTCATTCTTTGTATGTCAACAACAAAGTTCAAAAATTTGATTTTATTTTGTTTTGGTCTTGAACTTTTATTCAAATCATGGTATTATTTCCTTAATTAAGGAGGTGGTGAAGTGAGAAAAGAAACCACAGCAATCAGGCTTAAGAAAATTATGGCAGAGCGTAATCTGAGGCAGGTAGATATTTTAGAATTGGCAAAACCGTTCTGCGAAAAATACAACGTCAAAATGAATAAGTCCGATTTGAGCCAGTATTGCTCTGGCAAGACAGAACCTCATCAGGAAAAATTATACATACTGGGATGCGCCCTCAATGTGTCCGAATCATGGCTGATGGGATTTGACGTTCCCATGGAAAGAAGACCCTCTGAAGATGCGGAGAAGTTTTCAACGTTTGCTAACGTGTATAACGAAAGACGTCATGAAAAAATCATTGCCATGAATCTGAGCGACAGCGAACTGTCTATTATAGAAAAATACCGCTACATAGACGACTATGGCAAGCACACCGTCAATGTAGTTCTGGACAGTGAATACGATAGATGTAAGGATGAATCCGAAAATACCATTCAGCTTACAGATGAAGAAATCGAGCGGTTGAAACTCGAACGGTATTTTAACAGCAACAGTGAATTGTTAGTTGCGCGGAAAAAGAGATGAAAGGAGAGAATATGAAGAAAACAGTAATAGCTGTGTTTATCCTGTCGCTGTTGTTGTCTGTCTCTGCCAACGCAGACGTGCATAAATTAAAAAACCTCAGTAAAGGAATGGAACCTACAATCGGTGAACAAGATGAGATATGTGTTACGGACTATGACAGACAATTTCCCGTCGTTATTGGTGGTGGGATTTTCTTCAAAACATACAGCGAAGTGGAACGATACGATGTAATCGTCTTCCGCTGGCCGGACGATGCGTCAGAATTTATGGTTAAAAGAGTCATAGGATTGCCGGGAGAGACAGTAAAAATAACAGAAGAAGGGAAAGTATACATAGGCGATTCAGATGTTCCATTAAACGATGATTTTATCTTGGAACCAATGACATGGAGCTTCACCTCTACGTATGAAGTCCCGGAAAAATCTTATTTTGTTTTGGGCGATAACAGAAACAATTCTAAAGATTCAAGATTCTGGGAGAATACATTCGTCAAGAGAGGCTATATATGTGGCAAAGTAATAGCTAACTACACAGATGGAACCTTTATAGAGTGATACAAAATAGCAGCAAAGAAAAAGAAAGGAGATTGAACAATGGGACTGTTTACAAAAATGCTTTTTGGAATTGTGGAAACACCTGCGAAGAAGATTGACAAGACACTCGGAAGGACGAAATGTTCAAGATGCCGATCAGCCAATGTAGAACAGACAAAGAAAGGTTGGCATTGCCGTCAATGCGGACGTGATTTCAAGTAAGGCAATATGAAGGGCATATCTTAACGGGTATGCCCTTTACGGAAGGAAAGAGTAACGTATGAACGGGAAAGAGTTATTGTTAAACGAAGATACCACGAAGGTTGCATTTTCACCGGAGCTGGCAAAACTGATTGGTCTGAACGAATGCCTGTTCCTAAGTCAATTACAGTATTGGATCAGCCGAAAGGAAAAAGCACAAGACTACCGCACCTTTAAAGAAGAACGCATGTGGGTATACAACACCTATAAGCAGTGGTTAGAACAGTTTCCGTACTGGTCAAAAAACACTTTGATAAGAACCATCGCTTCATGTGAGAAAGCCGGTTACATCCTGTCTTCGAATTTCAATTCCAAAGGATTCGACAAGACGAAATGGTATACCATTGACTACGAAAAGCTATCTCATATTGGCGAACCGTCTACCCAAAATGAGTACATCCATTTACCCAAAATGGGTAAAGCATTTACCCAAAATGGCCAGACCAATACCATAGATTACTACAAAGATAACAACAAAGAAGACTTAAATGTAAATGGAGCATCGCCCGACGTTGCGGCCGATACTCTTGACGATAACGTCGCCCTTGCCCCGCAGGGGATGCCGACTCGCGCCCCGCAGGGGGATGTTGGCTCCATAATTAAAAGACAGGTTAGCCGGTATTTCGAAGGATACCGCAAGGATGATGTTTTGGAAGAAGATGTCTTCCGGATAATAGAATACTTCTATCAGAAGTACCACGAAGTGTTTGGCTGTCCTCATCCTATTCTGACTCAGCACACCATGGATAATGTTGTTGCCTCTATCATCATGGGGACTGACCTAGTACAGGATGTTGACTTCAAGATATACAAAGAGCTGATAGATTCTTACTTTGAACTTGACATGCCGAATTGTGACTACCACATAACGCACTTCGTGTCAGGGCATGTACGGGACTACAGATGGTATGATTGCGGATTTGGTGGACTGTTGGAAGAATACAGATATGGTACGTGACAATGTACGAAAAAGAACTATTCCGTGTCTACTGGGACTATGGTATCCACTCGTTCCCAGTAGACTGCAAAAAGATATTAAGCCGTATGGGCTATAAGCTGTTCACCTATCAGGAAATTTCCGGGAACGACAAACAGTTCCTGATTAGGATGATGCAGGTATCCGGTGATGCGTTTATCATCCGTGAGGAAAAGAGACTGTACTATAACGAGAAGACATTGCCGAAACGGCTCCTGTTCAGTCTGGCGCATGAAATAGGGCATATTGTTACCGGAGATGATTCTGAAGACGTAGCCAATGACTTTGCCAGTAACATGCTTGCGCCACGTCCGGTGATTTACGCTAAACAGCTTAGAACAGCAGATAAAGTCTCTGATTTCTTCGGAATATCCATATCTGCCGCCAACAATGCCCTGATTGGCGATTCATACAGGTTAGATGCCGACGGGATACACCTTGTAGATTTCTTCAGCCGGTATTACATCTGCAAGCCGTACAGCGAACTGGTTCCACAGGTTCCAGTTCCTGAAATTATCCACACCATTCCCGTTTTTAATTTGAAACCGGTAGATGAAGAATATGTGAAGAGAAACAAGAAGGAAATACGCAGTCTTGACCGGAAACGTACCAGGCTCTACGAAAAGATGGTTTCAATAGATGCATTGTCATCCGATGCAGAGAAGAAATATAAAGAGCTGCAACGCCAGATATGGGATATTGAAAAACAGATTGAGAGACTAGAAAACCGGATACCGGAAATTATCAGGATCACCGTTTAAGGAGAGATTATGCCAAAAAGGAAAAGACATCCAAAATTGCCATCTGGATGGGGAAGTATCAAATATCTGGGTAAAGGCAGACGAAACTGCTATGCCGTACATCCACCTGCAACAGAATGCCGTGAGAACGGTTCCTATATACAGCCTAAGGCATTATGTTACGTCGATGACTGGTACGTCGGTTTTGCAATGCTCAACGCATGGCACAATGGCAAATATACACCCGGCGACGAAAAGCAGTACAAAGCTTATCAGCCGTCTAATCCAGAAGCTTTAGATGAACTGTGCAGTAAGATTCTGAACGACCATCAGGCGTTCGCCAATGAACATGATACAGAGCATCTGCCTACGTTTTCAGATATCTATGAACAGTTCTACGAATATAAGTTTGGAGACAACGCTCCTGTGAAGCTCTCTGAGTCTTCCAGAAGCTCTATAAAGGCCGCCTATGGCAATTGTGGACAAATTCATCAACGGGCATTTTCAGAACTGAAATTAGACGATTTACAGGCCGTACTAGACGGCTGTACGTTGAAGAAAGCATCACTCGAATTGATTGTCACTTTGTTCAGGCAGATGTACAAGTATGCCATGCCCCGTGAACTGTGTGAGAAAGATTACTCCGCATACCTGAGATTACCGGATGCAGAGGATGATGAACATGGCGTGCCTTTTACAGATGACGAACTTAAGAAAATCTGGAAAGCAAAAGATAATCCGATTGCGAGGCAGATTATCATCATGTGCTATTCGGGCTTCAGGATCAAGGCGTATGGTTCCGCGGAAGTGAATACAGAAGAATGGTATTTCAAAGGCGGGATAAAGACAAAAGCTGGAAAAAGAAGGATTGTGCCGATTCATTCTGCGATTCAGAATCTTGTGACGGGCAGCATTCCATGCGACGATATCTTCAAAGGTAAAGGCTCGCAGTTCAGAGAGAAGATGTATAAATTTTTGGACAGTATAAAAGTAGAGAAGCATACGCCTCATGATTGTAGACATACGTTCTCCGCGCTATGTGAAAAATACGGAGTCAACGAAAGCGACCGTAAGAGAATGATGGGACATTCTTTCGGGAAAGACATAACCAATGGCATCTATGGCCATCGGACTTTGGAAGAACTGAGAACCGAAATCGAAAAAATCCAGGTTCCTGATTTGTGACTAGTGTGTGACTAGTAAACCCCAATTCTTTTATTTTCGATTGTATTTTTACAAGTCTTCATATCTTCTGAAATGCCCAAAAATACGGGCTTTCATCCTTCAAAAAATTGTATTTCATGCATGTCCGCAAAATCGCCAATTTTAAGAGCACATTAAGCGTTCATGAATGAAAAAGTGCCTGTTTTCAGGGCTTTTTGGCTCTGATTTGTGACTATCTTGTTACTAGTAGACGCAATTCTAAACCAATTCAATCAAAGAAAAATTGCCGGGCAGACGAATAATCTACCCGGCAATTTTTCTGGGATACTTCACCATTTCATATAGTGGATATGGGTTTATTATAGCATCCCGGTATGAAATCTGTCAATTCCTTGTGACGTACTGCGCTGACACAAACCCATAAAACTGACCGGCGATCCTCACATAGTACCAGTCAGCACCGTTCGAATCTTTGACTGTATCGCAAACATCAACCAGGTTTCCGTATTTGAGAACCGGATAACTCTTGATATTTGTGTTTTCGATACCAGCCCATGACCGGACGTTCAGAATGTCAGCAGTGACTCTGCCAACCCATCTAGGAACTTTATTAGGCGTGCCAGAAGCTTCAACAACGACTTCTACAGGCTTAGTGGTAGAATTTACCGTCTGAGCCGTTTGAGTGGTCTTCTCATGCGCTACAGAAGCCTTACCATACTTTGGCCTAGCATACCCACGAATATTTCCATCCCCCACACTCAAAACGCGCCTTTTCACTGCGTCGGAATAGTTTCCTTCAATCGTGACAATCTTACCGCCGCCCACGCTTTCTACAATGCCGATATGGTCTGAATAGCCGTCGTTGGGCTGCGTGTTGTCGTCCCAATTGAAAACAATGATATCACCGGGTTGTGGCACAATTGTGCCGTCTTCATTCCAGATACCCGCTTTCTGAAAGAGCTTAACGTGCCATTCCACACCGCATTCCGTGCCACCGATTAAGTCCACGGCATTCAGGCGAATAAAGATGAAGCTGACAAACGTGTCGCACCACGGTTCTGTATAGCTCATCATGTGGTTTCTTGCCCATGGCTTGTGTGCGTTGTACCCGTCAATGATTTGCCGGTGACTGCCGTCTGCTTCGTTACATCCAATGTATGCCTGTGCCAGATTGACAACATCCTGTGCAGTCGTGCCGGGGTCTATGACAATCGTTTCGGTTTCGGGCTTGCCGATGACAACAGTATCATACTTTGTAAGTTTGTACTGCGTTACAAGGTTCATGCAGTTCTGCACATAGCTGTAGCTTGTAGCGTACCCATCTGCCCGGATTGTTTCAAGGTACTTTTGCGGGTCAGTGATGCCTTTAAGATTCCGATAACGCGCAAGCTGTATAAATTCAAAGTAGCCCTTCACGCCGTCTTCCATGGAAGCATACGCCCGGAAATTGTCGGTGATATTGGTCAACTGACCGGGGCTGTATTCTTCCTGTGTTGCCATGTTGACGGATGCACCTTTCCAGAGTGTCCCGCACTTCAGGCCGAAATAGTTGTGATACTGTTTGGAAAGTCTTGATTCGCCCCATCCTGATTCAAGTATAGCTTGTGCGATTACAGCGGAATTGCATTCAATGCCGTACTGTGGAGCGTATTTCTGCACGTACTTCGCAATTTGTTTTATGAATTCAGCTTTGGTCATTTGCTTCACCTGCCTTTACAAAGCAAAAATCTTTCGGATTAAATATGGGAATACTGTTTCCAAAAATGTCAGTGTATCCGCTTTTGTACTTCCACCATGCAAAGCCACAGTCGAATTCACCTCTGTTGTTTTTGACGGGTGTGACTGGTCTGTATGATTTAATCGGATACGCCATTGATACCATTCTGTTCACCTGCTTTGTATTGGAGATTGCTGATTCCCAAAAGCGCACCGAGGAACGTATCCACCGCCGTGATGGTATACACAATCTGTTCCCCGTAAGGCCATCCCCACACAGGTGCAAGCGCACCGTACAGAGTGGCGACAGCCGGAAGAACCACAAGGGCAATCCATTTTAAAACGTCATAGGTAGAATTTTGGAGCTTCATCACGTCACCGCCTTTCAAAGAAAATCGTGTCTGTCGAGTCGTTCCTGATAGCTTCTTTCGATGTGTTGGATTGTCGCCGCCGTCTGACCGTTTTTGAAGTTCTTGTGTGTGTCACAGTACTGTTCATAGCCCGTGATGTCCCCCATCACCTGATCCCACGAATCTTTACTGTGTTTGCGTCCTTCCAACAGTTCATCTTCAAAACGCAGAATTCTCACACGGAATTCAACGGCGTTTCGTTCGTCACCTTTTGCGTCAATTTTATCTATGCGTTCAGATAGCTTGTCAATGGACTCCTGTATTGCTTTGAATCTGTCGTGTTTGCTGTCGTGTCTATTGATAAGAAATTGGATTAATCCTAATAAGCCACCGCCTATTAGGATGTCTAAGATTGGCATGGGTGTGTTATGTCTCCTTTCTTTTCTTTAGAAGGTAAGCCCACTCTGTTGAGGAGAGTGGGCTGTGTGTTAGGGGTTACAGGGAGAAGCCCACAGCCACGCCCCACATATTGTTGCTACCGGTAGAACCCCATTCGCCGCTCAAAGTCACGTAATAGAAACCGCTGACACCGACAGCAGACCGAAGCCACCAACGCGAGGAAGAAGACGCACCAACAACATTTTTAACTCTGCTTGCATCACCGTTAAAAATACTATTATATCTACCGCCAGATGTTTCGTATTCTGTCCATCCCATTTCGTACATTGACGGTATCCACAAAGTATCAGTAGAAACAGAATTATTTACTACAGTTTCGGAAGCATCATAAATTCTTGTGTACTTCTTGACGCTCTTAATTGCGCTTCTTACATTAGATGGTATCAACGGAAAAATCGTATTGTTCAGATAAGTCTTCATTTCGCACTTGTCCCAACCGCCTAATGCGCCTGTACCTTCTTGTCCTTCTTTTCTTTTAGGATTCATTTTATGTGTTGTTTTCAGCAACTCAATTCCAAGCCAATCGTATTTTGCCGTACCGCCTCCGCTTGCAAGTTCAGACTGGTCAACACCAACAATCTGCATATTGATTGTACCTTCAGTCCCAAAATCCAAAGGTTTGTAATTACCAATCTTATAATCAGCGGTACCGTTGTTAATCTTCTGAATGATAGTATCCCAATCATCAGCAATTTCTGCAACCTGCACAGCACTCTCAAACACCGCATACACACTTTTATTACCCTGAATATTTGTAAGAACAGCATCCGCAGAAGTGGAAGAACTTGAACTACCCCACCCAAGGAACGCAAGAGAACTATCCTCAGAATTGACAGGTGTTGAGCCACTGTAACTAGCTGTACCACCCTGAATTACAGTGTCAGTGTAAAGCAGTGTTGAGCCGTTGTAGAAGTACACGGAATAGCTAGGCAGATACGTCGCCGTATAGGTCTGATTTCCCGTAACAGTCGTAGGCGTCGGACTCCAACCTGTACTTGTCTGACCGTCCTTTGTAGGTGTTGTGCCGTTGTACTGCGGCGTTGCACCATAGGGGACATTGGTATCTGTCTCTATCGTAGTTCCATTGTTCACCCATGTGATTGTATATGTCCTCACTGTACGTGTATAGGCGGCATATACCGTGGTATCGCCCATCGTGGTAGACGCAGGATCGAAATCAGCGGTATAGCTATCCTGATTCAGCGACCAACCGGCAGGAGCATAAGCATACTGCGCTGTGGAACTTCTTGCCGGTACAGTCGGTGCGGCTGACTGTGGTACACCATTCAGGCAGGTAACTGTTGCGACTACGCTACTGCCGTCCCATGTCTTGTATGTTCTTATGCTTTCCACCGATGCCACGTCAAGTGTGATGTAAGGATACCTAGCAGTAAGCTCTGAATATTTTGCCCCCGTCATTGTGCTAATGTGAATCGTACCGCTGACCTGTGCTTTGTCCGTCGTGTTGCCCGATTCGTCCAAACCACGCATTGAATCTAACTGGTTATAGAATTCTTCAATTTCACTGACGGCTGACACGGTTTTCTCAAATCCAATGATACGCACACGGGAATTCGTCTGAATGTCGTCAAGGATTGCAAGAGGATCTACGGCTGAATTACAGTTTTCAATCCAAAGTGTTGTGGTGTTGGCGTAACTTGCGACAACCAAATCCGTTAATGCTTTTAAATCAAGCAGTTTAAGCGTTGTTGTGGTTGCTGGCAGATGAAGGTGTGCAATCGGACAACCTCTTGGAATTTCAACGCCTTTAATTGACGTGTTATCAAAGTACGCTGCAAGAAGCCCTGTACAGTTGCTCATATCAATAGTTGGCGTTGTGGAATTAACAACCATCGTTCCGTCATTTCGTGAGCCGCCGAGATTCACGCAGTTTCTAGCGTCCACGGTTTCGAGCAGGACGTTGTTGCCAAAAGTCAAATCAAGCGCATTTTCGTTCCTGTATGAGGATGAAGCGTCGCCAATCTTTACATACTGCAAATTGATTGCCGCCGAAAAATCAGAGAATCCAACCTTCAGTCCAGACAAATCGCCAACGCTTGCAATCTGTTCAGCACTGTAAATGTGGATTTCAGTATCATTCAGCCTATCCAGCGGATTTAATAGTGTGACCGCCGTTCCGCGTGTGGTTTTCTGCTGTACCGTCTGCGAACCGTACAGAATCGTGCAGTACAGGTCAATGTATGGAGTTAGTGTGATATTCGCGTTAGCATACCCCCTTAAAATTATGTGCTTCGTAGCATCACCGGCAGTCCATTTGGAATCCATAAAACGCAGACGGTTTTTAAGCCACCATTTTCTCTGCATTTCCTTACTACCTTGCATCATGGTCAGATAGTTCTTGCCGCTGTTTATAAGCGGTTCAATATAACTGAATTTCGCTTCTTCAATCCAAATTGCTTCAGGCCAGATTGCCTGATGATCGTCAAAACGTTTTTCAATGCTTGCATACGTGAATTTTCCATCTGCTCTTGCTCTGAACTGCCTGTACATTGCTGTGATTTCAAGCGGGAAAGCATCACGCAGATTGCACCACAAAACAGAATCTGCGCCGTTAAAAACACCATTGTCAGTGTCTTCGAGATTGTAACCAAAAATCAACTGACCTTCATTGTTACAATTCTGTTACTTTTATGACCTATCATTAGATAGGCGGGAACGGTTCTTCTTTAAGTGGTCTGGTTACCTCTGACCGTTCCTCACAGGTTTCA